CTAGTGCCGGGCGCCCCCCTACCTGTAAAGCCCAATACTAAAATAAGAAAGAAAATTCAACTCTCCCCCATCCCAGTACCCCTCACTCTTCACCCTACTGAACAAACCCTGGTCTTACGACCCATGCTGCCCCGCGTATATACCAAGCGGGGGACTGTGTACACCTCCTGCTCAAGGTGTACATGGACGGGAGAGGTTAAGAAACTCGCCTCCCACCAGGCCACACATCAGTCCACTGTCCAGTCCTCGAAGAACGTGTCTGTCAGAACTCATTTCAATGAGCGACTGATCAACAAGACCACCAAGGTTGCACAGGACAAAACCACCGGTAGAGTGGTTCTCACCAAAGGAGGCAGAGAAAAGGTCATGTCCGCCTCACAGTGGAAACCCTGCAAGCTGCACAGGGTTGAGGATCGGGCCCCCCAGATCTGCTCCTGTCTGGCTCCGTCTGTCGGAGACATGGACCCAGACTGTCCCGTCCATACTCAGGACGAAGAGGTTTTCACCTACAAGTGTTCAGGGTGTGATGTGACCTCCACCCTTACACAGTTTTACAAATGGCACACCCACACCTTCTCTTTTCATGCGCTCATGATAGAGAAGAAGTACGACGGTGCTGCCGTTGTACACAGTGCATGTCCCGGGAAAAACAACGGAGTCGAGACTTTCCTCCGTGGGGACCAGGCAGAGGTCCACAAAAACGCAGGTACCATGACGGACTATTTTAGGTGTTCAAGGTGTCAACTCCTTGAACAGTGCCATCCTGATGACGCCGCTCAGCATGCATGCGACGACGGGGGAGACGTTCTTCGTTTCTGCCCCATGAAGCGGGTCAGTGTCGAGACTCTCCTACTTCTACAGCAGGGGATTCCCAGGGGGACCGACATTGTCGCTTTCGCGACTGAAGCAGAAGAGGACGCGTACATACTGGACATGTACGGTCCTACAACCACTCCCCAAGTCGACTCTCCAGTTTCCGCACTTGAACCCGCTCCAGTTGACTCTCCGCTAGTGCAACTCGTTTCCAGTGGTCCTGAATTGACAGGTTTAGTTGTCCCTACGGACAACCAGTCCACTAACGAGCACGCCAGAGTCTCCCGCGCTCTTAGGAGGCGGGAGCTCAAGAAAAGAGCGTTACAACGGAAGCGTTCAGCAGCTACACCAACCGTCGAACGTACCCTGCAGAGCCAACCAGGTGTACTCACCCTCAGACAACAGGAACTTCAACTCTACTCACCTCAGAGCAGCCCGTTTTTCTATGAGGGTTACAACTACCACACACTCTCGAGGGCGGCCATGTACGACTATGTGTTCAAGTCAGTCGACTACACTGCGGCGCCATCTTCTGAACCGTCTGAACAACCGCTCGAGAGCCAAAAATTCCCGCTCTCCCTCAGGAAAAGAACGCCAAACACAGACTGCAAGTTCGTTTCAATACCAGACTGGCAGCGGATAGCTCTCTCCCCTCCACGCAAAAGGGGTCAGGTGGGTACGAGAGTCAGGCGTTTCATGCCCGTACCGGGACTGAAGACAAAAGTTCGAAGAACGCACACACACAAGACGGTCGACACTCCCACTCTCACCGACGGGGATCTTCTTGTAGCCCAACATCTCTACTTCTCTCTTCCAACAGAGTCGTGGGTGGCTATGTTGGGTCCGCAGTTGTACAAGAGCAGCTCAGACGCTCTCAGCCCCAGTCAAGTACCCCTACCTGAAGACGATCCCTGCGACTTTCCACCAGAAGTGATCATTGCATCTCCTGCTTTTTCGGACTTCTTCACCACAGAGCATGAGGCTGTCAAGTTTCTGAACGTCTACTACGACTTGTATTCAGTACCCCTGTTCTGGTTGGCAAGCGAAAAGAAGGAACCCTTCAAGTACAAGAACTGTCTACTGCAACCATCAGCCAAGTTCGAGAGAGAATGGACCTACTTTCTGTCACCATCAGACTGCACACATCATCACAGTCATTCAGAAGACTCCGAAAAGACGTTCTCCTCCTCCAAGGAACATCAACCTCACATGAGTTCCTATTCTAACGACATACGTTCAGAGCAGGAGGTTCTCGACCGTCTTGTCGAGCAATACTTTCTCTCTCAAAAAGAGAGCCCAACGCTCTGTAGAGACACACCTCAAGGGCTCCGGAGTGCCAACAGAACCAGTTCTAAAGGACCCCGTCCACTCATGCCCCCACCGCTCAAGTTTCTCACAAAAGAGCAAGTAGGGTTAATTGACATGAACGTCGGGGGGAACGGGAACTGTTGGGTCTCTGTACTGTACCCCAAGGACGCCTATGTGGTGCCAGTGTCGGCAGTGCAAGACGTGTGCCTCGGCTACAACAAAAACAAGCAGATCGCATGGCAGAAAACTACGGTTGTTGTTGAGGACGAGCAAGCGGACTGGGAGGTCGATTCTGACGGTGAAAACGAAATGGCTGAGGACATTTATTTCGACAACGACAACGAGCTCGACAGGAGTAAAACATCCTTTAAGGAGGCTAGCGACCATTTCAAGGAAATAGACTTCTACTCTGTGATGAGACAACTCTATGTGAGGCCGTCTCTGGCATGCCACAAGAGTATGTACTTCCAATTCAGTACAAGGGACAACAAGAGCTACCATGTTGAAGTATTCACAAAACCCACCAAGGATGCCATATCATACCTGGACATGAAGAGGGCATATTTCCAGGCCACTCTCAAGATAATGGCCACAGGTGTCGTACCTAAGCACTACTGGGACACCATTCCGCCCTTCGGAAAGACCTTCCTTTCACAAGAGATGCGGAGAAAGATAGTAGAAAAGGATCCCACACTTTCGCACTGGACCACTCTGGGAGCAAGGGGCGGCGAGAAGATTCTCCAGGCGGAACCACTCATGCAGACACTAAAGATCGTCTCTTCAGACCAAGACGTACATTCAGTCATACCCAAAACCTTGGGACAGGCACCAGGACGCTACTCCCGCATTGCTCACGAGGTTAACAAAGTGGGACCACAACTCGACGCTTCCCGCTATCAGCAGGCGGCTTTCAGCACCACCGTGGGGTCTCTAGCTCCAGAGGCCACAGGACTAGTGAAGGCCAGTGTCAAAGCCACCCCTGTAGTTACACTTAGTATGAATGAACACGAACACGCATGGGTCTGTAAAACCACCGCACTCCCGGTGGCCCACTACGCTACGAAGTACAACATATCCGACCACGCTGCGATGGCTGGACTTAGGGAGGTCATCCGCGGACAGCTTGACAACACCATAAATCTGAGAACCACTACTAGAGATGTCATTGTCATTGGAGCGACTGCCGACGACATCATGCTGGCTGGTGCCAACCCCAGCGTGAGGTTCTACTTTCATGGGACTGACGCAAAAGACCTCCCCAGGGTGGCTTCACTATTCGAGCACATAAGGAAGCACCAAGACTACACCAACTACACTTCTCTGGTGGACGTCGTGAGGGCTTATGCCAACCTTGTACTCAAACGCCCCAGTGCTGTGGTGACTGATGAAGAGACATGCTGTGAGGCATTAGTCTTTCGAGACGTGGGATACGACTTCTCCAAAGCAGACTGGGACCACTACTTCGTGCGTTTCAAACCTCTAATTGCCTACGGTTACATGATGCTACCTTACGAACTGCTTCCCGAGTTCAGGCACCATGTGGACAACACCCACTACATTCTCGACTTCCAGACAGAAGGCAATGGCAAGGTCAGTGCTACTTGGCCGGGAAACGAAAATGGAACGGTTCATATTGTCGACAGGTGGAGCACCCTGCTTCAGGCACCTGGTTTCGACGTCAACGGTAGGAGTTACTACAGTGAACTGCAAAGCGCAGGTCCAATGTCGATTTTCAAGATATGGCCTGCGATAAGTTCCCAGGTTGCAGCGAGAAACCTTATAGTGCAGGCCGACGCACACATATACTACATCCCCGACTACTACGCGGACTACGACTTGAGAACTAAGGTGAGAGTGAACCGTAAGAGGTACGTGCCCGTTCTGGTGACGGAGTGGGCAGAAGCCGAGAAGAGAATGAGCACTTTCAAATCCGACGACCTCACCATTACCAACGGTCAGCTACTACTCAACAGACTGTGGGACGGAATAAGACTGCTGACGGTTGAAGTCATGAAGCGATTTGCGTCCATCCCAGAGTACATAAACATAATGACGTTGGCACTCATTAAACACCAAATGGCACTGAGGCAAGTCAGTTCAGCAGTACTCCAGCAGGTCAGAGAAACCGACTGGCCCACGCTCACCAAATTTTTCAGCTGGGGAGAAGGGCCTTTGCGGGCTCTATGGAACTTGTTCAAAGAAGAAACGCATATCGAGAGGACTGTGCCCAAACTTGCAAAAACCAGTCTGTACCAAACTTATACACCGGCACACCTCACCAGCATCAGTGTGTTGAACCACTCACACCCGGACAAGCACGACAAATGTTTTATCTGTGACAACATCGACCTTGGCAAACAGTTAATTGTCAAGAAAGCACACTTCTCCAACCCCACCAAGACTTTCTCACTTTCACAAGCGGAAATCGTCAATCTACTGCAGGACTTGGCCACTTCAAAAATGAAGTCTCTAGAGAACGGTGCCTCTTCACTCGCGGCAGTCATCGACGGGGTGATCAAACAGGTTAGCAACTTCCAGGTCACAGGCATCTCCCACACTGCAAAAACCTACCTGTTGAACGGCGGACCCGGGGTTGGCAAAAGTTACGCCGGTAGAGCCATAGGCCGGTACTTTAACAACATGCACGCGAAACCGGTCACGAGGGTTGTCGCCCCATTCGGAGCACTTGCCACCGACTACAACGCCTACACCAACAACAACGACGAGTTCTGTTTCCACACTCAACATAAAGCGGTATCGGTTCAGGGGAAGACTGTAGACATATTCGACGAGATCGAAGCAGCTGAGAGGAGACTTGTTTGGTTCACCATTGCAACTGGTCGGCCAGACTACGTCGTATTCATGGGTGACTGGAACCAACCCGGCGTCCAACCGGACGAAGGTGAAACGACCAAAGGGATAGACTGGGAGCAAGCAAACATTCACGAGTTCGTCTACGACTTCAGAAATCCCCGAGACGCCATCAATCTATTGCTCAGAGCCTTTCCTGAGCTATATCCAAACTTCAGGGCGCACCCGGAGAACAAGCGCTCCAAGTCAATCACTTTCATTCCTGCAGAATCCAAGGAATATGAAACCTGCCACACCTGCAGGGTGCCGCTCAACAGCTGTTCTTGTGAAAACCACACTCTCACCCATTTAGCGTTTTCCGAGACGGGAAGCAAGGTTCACCATGCCATGACAAGCAGGTCCGCAACCGGTAAGACTTTCCACACTACTGTGCTCCACGTGACGGACCACTGTATGCCGCTACTCATGTCTCCGGAACTCAACATTGTAAATTTCACGCGGCACACCCATGAAATGTATATAATTGTACACACCCACACAGACAAAGTGACAGACTGGCTCCACTTTTTCGCTTTGTCCGAAGAGGAGGGTTACATTGGCGACGACTCATTGTGTTTTGCCCCCACTGAACTTACCGTCAAACCAGGTAACTCACCCTCCAGTTTCGAAAACTTTTCACTACCTTACGAAACACATGAAAAATCTCATATGGCAGAAGTGTATTCCGTGGTGAAACACGTGAGACAGAGGACGGGCAATTTCAATGCCACAAGCAAGTACAGGCCCTGTGACCTCACAATTCCTACAGACAGGTTTCACCACTGGTACAGGAGTATGCCTCACGATGTGAGACACAAATTAGCAAAAGCAGACGAGCAACTGTTGTCAGACCCCAGACTACTTGTATATATCGGTTCGGGACCTGGGCACCACATAACAAGAGAAGAAAATATATTAATCATAGACCCCACTAGGTTTCACAAACCTACAAACAAGATCAAAACTCATGCCATCAATCTCCAATCCACCAAGGTCAACCAAATTTGCGACAAAATCACACCAGCGCAGTTCAAGATACTTTCTGCACAACTCCCCGACTTCAATTTGATAGTCGATGCCTATTCATCGGGTCTTCCAGACCTTTTTGAGGGCTCACCAAACGTGGAACAGGACAGAAAATCAAACACGCTTCTGAATCTCAACTTCATCACGCCTCAAGTAAACAAGGCCAGTATCAAGGTCTTTGCGCCACAATCTCCGTGTGAGTACAAACCCACCACAAACGGCAACACCTTTTACGACGACATTTCCTGGTTCTTTGAAGCAAGGTCCTTCCACGCCATGAAACATGCCAGACATTTTGGTAGGTTTCAGTATCTTGTAGGCACCTGGGAGTCCTCAACCGAAATGAGGTACCTGTACACCAGAAGGGACAAGCCCAGGCCAAAGGTTACCGACCCGAAACACCTTCAAGGCGCGTTATGGGCACGGAATTATGTGTTCAACCATCTCTTCTACCCGTCCTGTTTCTACGACGGACCAGCAATGGTCGTCAAAAGGCGGTCGGTCGTATCACATAAAGACTGTCCCTCTGTAAAGGGCATAACACCGACACCGAATTTGGCACGCTTCCTAAGCAACACAAGAAACCAACCCATAGAACACTTCTCCAACAGTGTTCAGTGTGCCATAGACCACGGTCTCGGACTCCTTTGTGGTAGATGTAGGAAGCCGATGACTCCGTGGAACTTCACTTTGTTTGAAGCAATGCAAGACAGAGACGGCAATGTGCATGTTTACAGGGACGCCTTGAAGGAGGGTATGTATAAGGCCACCACCATCTTCGACACTGACAGGCCAAAGTTGGAATCTAAACACGACATCAGACTCAGAAGAGAAACCATCCCCGCTAACGTGCTAGCGCTCAGTAGACCTGAATGGACCGAGGCCCCTCTGAAGCCTTGTAGATTTCTAGGAGTAGACGTGGACAAGTTCCTGAGGGAGGGAAGTAAGCAACACAGCTCCAGGAAGAGTGATGCAACTACACTTTTCTTCTCCTCCTATCTTCCAGAGCTAACAGACATGGACGCCATCTTCAAAAGAGAAGCCGAGATCAAAGACAGGGACGAGTTCGAAAAGAGAGTGAACACGCTCAACCACAGCTTTCATTTCTCTACACAAAACCCTGAAGTGCAGACAGTCCTGGAGGATGAACTAAGGAAGCAGAAGGGTCCGATCGCCGTGGCGGCTACACTAACGCCACCTGCGATCGCCGTGGCAATTCCTAGAAACAAGCAGCAACTCAAAGACTTGGCCGACCACGCTCTTAAGGCGTGTGAGTACGAACAGGAGATCGTGGCCGATTCTGCAAGCGACGTGTCGGAATCGTTGAAGAAACCGAGAGCAAGAAGCCTTGAAGCTCGTATCGCAGGATCTCTGTTTGCAAGATGTAGGAACTGCAAAAGGAACAGGTCGGACTGTTTGTGCCACGCGTGTGACTGTCCTCAACATGTGGTAACAATGAAGAGTGGCGTGTGCCTATCCGGACACGCATACAACGGTGCCTCAGGAAAACGTTGCCACTTGTGCCCAGAGGGCGAAGACTTGGAAAGTAAAGCGTCATCCCTCACTCTCGACGACTTCAAATCCATCAAAAGTGTGCCTCAGCTACCTGCTCCAGAGAACATCAACTCAACCAACGTCGCAAAAATGCTCAGACGTGCCGCATCCCCTTCGCATGCAGCACATCCGCCTAAAAAGGTAAGTCCATCCTACCCTTGGATCAAAGAAGAGTGGGACGTCAGAGGAAATGGTCTGTGCGGCTACTTCGCGATAGCGTGTGCGCTAGGAATAGACCAAGACCACTTTGCCAGAACCCACGCTCCAGAGTACGCAACTTTCGGTCAAATCGACAGTGAACAGATTCGAGCGATAGCGACCTCCGAAGACGTAACCATATGGGTTCAAGACATCAAAAGAGGTTCTGCACCACCACAACTGTGGCGCTTTGGAACAGGGGAGAAGGCTGTGCTTATAGTGAACACCGGCGGCCACTACCACTACGCCACGAAATACGAAGATCCGAGCAAAAGGCAGTTCAACACTGTCGAACCACCGAATTTGGCAGCAATCGATATGGAGGAAGAGAGACTCTACTTCGAAGCCGCCAGGAAAGAGGGATTCGAAGTACCGAACGGTCTCAGACAAGAGCAGTTGAACGATTTAAGGCTAACCATTGAGGCTGAGAGAGAACGTAAGGCAAATAGTGTTTTGCCGCAGATCGTGCTTCACGGACAGGATATCCAACCTGACCAAGAACACGAAGCTCTCATTCAGAAGGAGTCGGAACAGCCCAAGCCCAAAAAGGAGCCCGTTCACGAACACAAGGATACCACTCCACTACTCGAACAACAGCAATCAGACGAGAGTTCAGATTCACAACTCGACGAGGAGCCCCACCTGCGTCACAGGAGACAGAGGGCAAAAATTGTATATACAAAAACGCGAAAAATGGGCACTAGAAGAATAACAGCATTCAACAAATTGACACGTAGGGTAGAATCTGATGAAGAAGACGTAACCGAGATGATCAGAGAAACAGTCTTCCAGCCGATTGTGAAAGGCCCCGGAAATCAGACTCACCACCAGGTCACCCAGTTGGTGGATGGGGTGGAACAAAAATTCTGCGAGTCCGACAACGAAACTTCAGACGGCGTTTTTGCAGTTCTAGGCCTTCAATTGAGAAAGGACTTCGAAAACGACATCCGCGTAGCATTGCATGGCAACTTTGACATAGTGGTGAACTATCCTAATACCTTTGCCGAATCACAGGTAATCACGTATGCCGCATGGTGGGCACCCAATGTGTTTTTCTCTAACGACACGCTCATTTTGCAGACGACAAAACACATACACAGGAAAAACATGAGCGTTACGGGAGAGCGTAGTGAGATCGAGAACTACCTGAAAACCACCCAACTTGTCTACCTTCAGGCCTCCGACGAACGGAAGTTCAGACTTGTTTACGACGAGGTTAGGTACGGGGAAGACGGACCGGAAGATGCAATAGCACTCACAAGAGTAGACCTTAGTTCTGCGAGGACAGCAATCCAAAACCCGCGAGGACTGAGGATCGCACTGAACACCTCCAGGATGGACCAATACAGTATTGTGAGGTCTATTGAAACACTCCGTTATGCGTGCAGTGTGACAAAAAGTTGTGTGGTCAACGTGTGTAGTTCTTCTAAAGACATGGCGGGCGAACAGGTCACCATTCGGAAAGTGGCAGAAAAGAGCTCCTCCTGTGCCTACCCCATATGCGACAAGTTGGGACTTCTCAGAACCAACGCGGCCGAGTATCTCACCATCGGCAGCTGGGCAAATGAAACTGAATGTCACGTATTGAACGTCAACGAACCTTTCCCCTACTTCGAAAGGGGCCACGTCTGGCTGGCCAAACTAGACAACGCAGGAAACATCAAGTGCAAGAACACCCCTCAGCTGAGGTGTCCGCCCAAGCAGACAGTGGACGGCAAATACTACAAGGGGTGGGAGAAGGCGAGAACCGAAAACACAATCGTGTATCAAGCAAAAGAAGATTTGGGAGTCGCCTTTGTGGTTCCCCCTGGTGGAGGAAAGACCACACTCTGTAAAAAGTACGGCTACCAAGATATAGACGACTGGATATTCGACGGGGGAGAGAACGAGGAACATAGGGCTGCAAAAAGGTGGAAACACCTCAACGCAAATCTTACCAAGAGGTACAACTTGGAGAGACCGTCCGTCATCTTCGTACACCACCCTGCACAGATAGGTCAGGCCAAACATCTAGAAATACTGAGGACACCCTGGAACACCACACTTCTCGGACCTAGAGAAGGAGAGAGATATGAGGCATGGCGACATTTCAATGTGAAAGGTCACACAACAATCACTGACCAGTACCATATAGACGAAAAGGTTTGCGAAATTGTAAGCAACTACAGATCACACACACAGTTCGGCCAGTCAAACTGGTCTACCGCAGGAGGCAATGCAAACATGAGGTCGGTACAACCCTACCTCTTGGAACGAAATAGCTTTCCGTTTGAAGAACCTGGAGACGTGGAATTCAGACACGGCTTCACGGCGTTCCAAGACATACTCCATTCGTACGCAGGAGAAGACCAGATTGTGAACGAAAATGTGAGTGACAGACTGTATGTTCAACCAAAGGACCTGAAAATCAAACCGACCTTGTTCGACACGTTCTTAAACCAAAACGGAAACTTCGTAGACGGAAAAATCAGGTTCAGGTGCTTCAGTAATCCGATGGGCACCTTCCAACATCCTAGATCGAAGACGCAAGTAATGCAGGCAATGACAACGAGGTACAACAACAAAGAATTCCCGGCGGTAAAACTCACTCCCGCCGCAGAGGAATGGGCCAACAAGGTGGTGGACAATTACTGGTTGAACTACAAGAAACCAGGAAATGCACTCACCCACGACAAGTTCGACCAAATATGGGCAAAGCTTCAGGAGGACGCGCAAGAACGTTTGTACGACATGAGATGGAAGAAGCAAGATGTCGAGAACAAGTTCATGTGGGACACGATACGCTTCGGAATCAAAGCAGGCATAAAACCTGCTAACAATTCGAAGGGAGGTATCAAACCAATGGCGACTCCACAAGGAACGGCTGGCGCCGACATTACAACAATCGCGTTGAGCATGATCCTCAATAGACTAGCAGACTTGTTAGACAGAGAAACAGAAAGGTCAGATGATATGGTCAAATTCATCTCTAAAGCGGGGAAGTCTCCGGAAGAGTACGTGCACGAAATGATGAACGCAATGAACGAATTGAACAAACTCTGCGCAGACAGAGTTGTGGGCGACGTGAAACGAATGGACAGTGGCCAGACCGAAGTCACGACTTACATGAACCACAAGCACAACATGAAGTTGGGTCTTAATGAAGAAGTCGCCTGGGCGTATGTGATGACAGGTATCGGTGCCAAGCTCAAGGTGCCGTACGCAACGGTAACCTCATCCCACGAACTTCTCTCAGGTAGAACGGACACACTTCTCAAGAACGAACGTATAGTGAAATGGCTCATTGCGTGGGTCATGTCGGGCTCAGGTCCACAAATCATCTCTGTTGGAGGAGACGACTCGGGGAGAGTACAACCACTTCTCAAACTTCTACACGAGAGAGTGGACGAGTGCTACAGGTACATGAATTTCGAGTTGACCTACGACATAAACACAGACGCTAACTTTCTGGGTTTTATATGGAGTGGCTCGAAGTTCGTACCCGATCTGTACAGGATACTGATCAAAGCCTCAGCTTATCCATGCAGGGACTTTGAACAGTTCGAACTGTACCAACTAGCACTTCAGGACATGCTCAAACTGATATCGAAAGTGGGTTTCAATGACGTCATCGAAGGAGTGATGAGAAACTGGAAAACGACTAAAGCGACCGCTGAGGCTGTGCACGCTTCGGTGAAATGGTTAGCCAATCTCAACTACGAACAGTTCGAAAGACACACAAAGGTTTTCACATACACTCCAAGGATAGGAAAGTATGAAGACGCCGAGAATAAGAGATTCCCAGCATTGGTGACAGAAAAACCTTTGAGTTTTCAAAACTGGCACACATATTTCCTGGATTGAGCGCCAGGAAACGCGCTCCGGTGAAACACCGGACAAATACTCCAGCCAGACGGTAAAACCGGGCGCAACTGGAGAATCCAACCTCAGGTTGATGTTTACCAAGTTTAAGTACAAACTTGGAGTCAACGCCAAGGCGTGAAATATTTACTCTGTTTAAGTAGAAACAGAGAGTTAAAGCTACGGCTTGGTCCACACACAAACGTGTGTGCACTACAACTACGACAAAACAACTAACTACAACTAACAGTAAGGCCTAAGGCCCACCGCTAGCTCGGCGGGATACCAAATGTGATCCCAAAAGTTTGTTATTTCCCTTCCACTTCAAAAGAGTGGTCGATCTTGGTTTACAAGATTTCAGCTCTCTGATCCTCCTAGGAGGTCAGAGCGGATGCAGTACTACACACTGCCAGTCTAAACGACTGTTAATCCACATAGAGTTGCTGAAAGGGGGAAGGCCCCAAACAAACAAACCCTACGGGGG